GCAATTAGCTTCGCTAAGCGAGTCGCTGCGGAGTCGGGTGTCCTGAAGAAAAGGCTTACTCATGGCGAGGCAAGTTACGCCGGTGAAGTGAAGTCGAAAGCGGAAACCACGATCGAAATGGCCAAGCGGAGGTACAAAGACGCGTACGAATCAGGTGACGCGGACAAGATGGCTGAAGCGCAAGAAGACCTCACAAATGCAACAATTGCGAAGTCTAATGCTGAAAAATGGCAAAATCATGCGAATCAGCAAGTAAATGCTTTACAAGAAGACACTAATGATGTATATATACCACAAACGCGTCAAGAAAGTCCTAGACAAGCGCCGGTAGATACACGAGCGAGTGATTGGGCCAGCGAGAATGAGTGGTTTGGGTCTGAACCTGAAATGACTTCATTAGCGTACGGCGTGCACGAAAAGTTACTTAAAGCAGGTATTCATCCCGATGCGGATGCTGACGAGTATTACGAGGCAATCAACTCAGCAATGAGAAAACGATTCCCGGAATATTCTTGGTCTGATTCTGAAACAGGACAGACAACCACGAAACACAAACAGGCTGCCCAGCCTGCTGCCAAAAAACCCATGACTAATGTTGCACCTGTGACTCGTTCGAGCGCAGGCAAAAACAAAGTTGTGCTGACCAGAACGCAAGTCAGTCTTGCGGAGAAGTTCGGACTTACTCCAGAACAGTATGCCCGCGAACTTATTAAATTGAATGGAGCTTAATCATGACCACTAACCGTACCCCCCGTGATTTAACTACGCGTGAAAAAAGTACGAGGCCAGCATCTTGGCAAGTGCCTGATACGCTCCCGACACCGACTCCGCAGGAAGGTTGGGTGTTTCGCTGGATTAGGTCTGCAACACTAGGCCAAGCTGACCCGACGAACATACATCGTTCACGTCGTGAAGGCTGGGAACCGGTCCGAGCAGAAGACCATCCAGAAATCGCCATTATGGGTCTTGGCGCGCAGCATAAGGATGCAGGGATTGAAGTTGGCGGGTTGATTCTTTGTAAAGCCCCAGCCGAGTTTATGCAGCAACGCGCTGCGCACTATTCTCAGCTTACGGAACAGCAAACACTAGCCGTCGACAACAACCTGATGAAAGAAAACGATCCGCGCATGCCTCTGTTTTCAGAACGCAAGTCGTCAACCTCGTTTGGTAATGGCACCAAGTAATTGGGGCTCCCTTTAATAGATAGGAGAATGATATGAGTGCTACTGCAGCTCCGTACGGCCTGAAGCCCGTCGGACTCATTGGTGGTCAACCGTATACCGGAGCTTTCCGGGAATACAAGATGACTGTCAATTCCGCGACCGGTATTTTTAACGGCGACATTGTTGGCCTGAAAGCCGGCCAACCAACCGCAGGTGCCGCATCGCCTACGACCACCATCAGCGACAACACCCCAATCGGTGTTTGCGTCGGTGTTCGTTATGTGACCCCGGGCCTGAAACAACCAATGCACGCACAGTTCTTGCCTGCAGGTGCCATCACTGCTGGCTACACAGATGTGTTCATCAAAATCGTCGATGATCCAGATGTTGTATTCATGGTGCAAGGTGCTGGTTCCATTGATCGTGCTGATATTGGCTTGAATGCTGCGCTGGGTAACTTTGGCGCTGGTTCTACCGTTACTGGCAACTCGAAGATCAACCTCGTCGATCCTGCTGCAACCAACACCCTCGCGATGCGTGTGGTAGATGTTGTGGACAATATCGGCAACGGTTCGGTCCCCGGTGATGCTTACACTGATGTGCTCGTTAAATTTAACGTCGGCGTCCATCAGTATAACGTCGTTCTTGGCCAATAAAGGAGAATACTCATGGCTGCTATTAGTCGTTCGCAATTACTGAAGGAACTCCTGCCGGGACTGAACGCCCTGTTTGGTATGGAGTACAACCGTTATGCTGAAGAGCATAAGGAAATCTATTCGATCGAAAAATCGGATCGCTCCTTCGAAGAAGAAGTAAAACTGTCCGGTTTCGGTGCTGCGCCTACCAAGGCTGAAGGCGCTGGAATCTCCTACGATTCCGCACAGGAAGCGTTCACCGCTCGCTACACACATGAAACCATCGCCCTTGGCTTTGCGATTACTGAAGAAGCAGTCGAAGATAACCTCTACGATTCGCTGTCAGCTCGCTACACCAAAGCGCTGGCCCGTGCCATGGCCTACACCAAGCAAGTCAAAGCTGCGTCCTTACTGAACAACGCGTTCAGTGGTTCGTACTTGATGGGTGACGGCGTGGCTCTGTGTTCGGTATCCCATCCAACCGTCGGCGGCGCCGTAAACGCCAATACCCCGTCGGTGCAGGCAGACTTGAATGAGACTTCGCTGGAAGCAGCAATCATCCAAATCGCCGGCTGGAAGGACGAGCGTGGTCTATTGATCGCTGCTAAACCAGTGAAATTGATTCTCCCACCTGCGCTTCAGTTCGTTGCAACTCGCTTGCTGCAAACCGAAGGCCGCGTAGGTACGGCAGACAATGATCTGAACGCACTGAAAACCAATGGCGCCATCCCCGGCGGCTATTCCATCAACCACTGGCTGACAGACACCAACGCTTGGTTTATCAAAACCGACGTTCCAAACGGCGCCAAAATGTTTGAGCGCGTGAAGTTGGCTCAATCGATGGACGGTGATTTTGATACCGGCAATGTAAGATATAAAGCTCGCGAGCGTTATAGCTTCGGTATCTCCGATCCGCTGGCCATGTGGGGTTCGTCAGGTAGCTAATAAGTCTTTAGTATTTAAAGGACTGTTTAAACCGCCCTTCGGGGCGGTTTTTATTTGTGTGTTACACCGCATAAATTTATTGACAAAATGAGTTAATACACGTATAAGTATTTTAACGCTCAGACTGCTTAACCTAAGCAGACTCGGTAGTAGACTGAGCCCCTACAACACTACCAAAGGAAATTATCATGTCTAGGTCTACGTTCTCAGGACCAGTCGCGCCCACAAATGGCTTCGAAGGCAACCTCACAGGCAATGTCGCCGGTGTAGTAACCCCTTCAATCTCCACCATCGCAGCCCTTCCCGCAGCCGCAGCAGGCAATGCTGGTCAAATTCGCCTTGTTAGCGACGCTGTTAGTGGCGCAGCTGCTACGCCTGTTGTATCTACCGGTGCAGCATGGATTGACCTGATTACAGGCATCGCTGCTACTGCAACCTAATAGGAGAACGACATGAGTTCGTTTTCTGAAACAATTACCGCAAATGGTGCCACTCCAGTTCTAGGGAAGTGGTTCGCGCTGGATTCAAAGCAACCGTCATGTGAAGTGGGCATTGGTTGCACTGTGACAGGGACCGTCACTTACGCCGTCGAGCACACCTACGACGATGTTTTGAATCCTTCCGTTACGCCTGTTGCGTTTACTCACGCGACGATAACCGGCAAATCTGCCGCGTTTGAAGGTTCCTACTCGACCCCCGTAAAAGCGTTTCGTGTAAAAACGACTGCTGGCACAGGGACGGTGACAATCAAAGCAGTTCAATTTGGAGTCTGATATGGCCACAAAGAAACCTAACCCATTCATGAAAATGATCGCGGAAAAGAAAGACAAAGCAGGCGACAAAAAAGCCGGCTTGAAAGAAGGTAGCAAGAAGGACATGGCTACTGACAAAAAGAAGGGCTTCGCTGCTGGCGGAGGCGTACCACCAATGCCGCCTAGCCCTGCTGGCGGGCGCGCGTTCCCCGGGGTAGGTCGCGGGATGGCTCCCTCCAGCCCCAGTCGCCCTAGTTTTTCTAGTTCTCCGCGTCCGTCAGCACCCCCCGCACCTCCTGCTGGCGGCGCACCTACTGCGCCCCTCCGTCCGAGCTGGTCATCCCCCAGTTCAGGCAGCGCGCTAATAGGGAAGAAGGTAGGCGCTGTGGGAATGGGAATGGGCATGAAAAAAGGCGGCAAGGTAAAGGCAAAAGGTAAGTGCTAAACAAGCGGGGGATTCGTCCCCCGTCTTTTTAAGGGAACGTGATGGCTACAGCGACGTACACGATGGACCTAGCAGAAATCATTGAAGAGGCTTTCGAGCGCGCTTCGGGCGGTACACGCGAGCTGCGTTCCGGGTACGACTACAAGACAGCAAAGCGCTCACTGAACATGCTGATGATGGAGTGGGCGAACCGTGGGCTCAATCTCTGGACCTTCGAAGAGGGTTCAGTCGCGCTCGTACAGGGCACAAGTGCCTACGTCATGCCAGCGGACACCGTGGACTTGATCGAGTTTTCTATCCGGCAGAATGAAGGCACGACCAATCAGACCGACCTACCGATGCAGCGAGTATCCGTTTCTACGCATGCGGCGATACCAAACAAGCTAGTGCAAGGGCGCCCGACACAGGTGTTCGTGCAGAGGGGCGTAACCGCCCCCACAGTCAACGTATGGCCCATCCCTGACACAAACACCTACAAGCTGGTGTACTGGCGCCTACGGCGCATACAGGACGCTGGTGAGACGGGTGCCGCGACAATGGATGTACCGTTTAGATTCGTACCTGCGATGGTCGCTGGGCTGGCGTTTCATATCGCCCAGAAAATTCCACAAGGTGAGGCTCGCGCGCAGCTGCTGAACGCAGCTTATGAGCAGGCGTTTTCTCTGGCGGCAGATGAAGATCGCGATAGGTCAACCATCCGATTTGTCCCAAGGATACGGCGATGAACAAGTTTGCATCCGGCAAGCACGCGAAGGGCACATGTGATGTGTGTGGCTTCACGACGAAGATGAACGCGCTGAAGGCGCTGATTGTGAAGGGGAAGACGACGGGGGTGCTCGCTTGCGAGCCCTGCTGGGTCCCAGACCATCCGCAACTTCATATCGGAGAACGTAAGGTGGTAGATGCTCAATCCCTGCGCCGGCCACGCCCAGATGTATCCAGAGAAGCGTCGCGCAACATCGCTTGGGGTTGGAACCCGATATGTGGAGCAGCAGCAGTATCTGAGATAGGACAGGTCACAGTATGAATTACACCGAACTCGTAGCATCGATGCAGGACTACCTACAGACAGACGAGGCTTCGTTTGTCACGCACATCCCTACGTTTGTGCAGACGGTAGAAAATCGCATCTACAACGAAATACAGCTGCCGGCTTTACGCAAAAATGCTGTAGGTGAGTTTACTGACGGAAATCGCTACCTGACTTTACCTGACGACTTTCTAGCTCCGTTCTCACTGGCAACGATCGATCCGACAACAGGCGTATATAACTATGTGCTGTTTAAAGACGTGAACTTGGTACGTGAAATGTATGCTGACCCGACGGTCAAGGCGGTGCCGAAGATTTACGGGCTGTTCGATGCCAACACGGCCATAGTCGGGCCAACGCCAAACAAGGACTTTGGGGCCGAGCTGCACTATTTCTACTACCCGGAGAGTCTGGTCACTGCCGGCACAAGCTGGGTCGCCACGAACTTCCCATCAGTAATTTTGTATGGCTGCCTGTCTGAAGGGTATCGCTACCTGAAGGGCGACGAAGCCATGCAGAAAGTGTACGACGAACAATACAAAGAGGCACTTAGCTTGCTGCGCAAGTTGGGTGAAGGACGCAATCGCGGCGACGCGTACCGCGACGGGCAGGCGAAGCTAAAAGTTTCGTAAGGAGAAAGACATGGCTTTTAATGGATCGACATATTGTGTGAGCTACTTGAAGGAGCTGATGCTGGCAACGCACAATCACGCCGTCGGAGGGAACGTATTCAAGATGGCGCTGTATACCGACGCTGCAACGCTGGACGAGACAACGACTGTCTACTCTGATGTGGACGAAATCGTTGGCACAAGCTACGTGGCGGGCGGGATAACGCTGGTGAATATTGATCCTGTCGCGAGCGCAACGAAAGCCTATACCCAGTTCGAGAACCCTGTGATTCTGAACGCCACAGTGACTGCTAGAGGGGGGCTGATTTACAACTCAACCAACGGCAACAAGGCCGTGGCGGTAATCGATTTTGGGTCGGACAAGACGGTAGTAGGCGCTGATTTCACCATCACAATGCCTTTGTTTACTGATACAACCGCACTGCTGCGTATAGCTGCAGCATAATTAGGAGAGCATCATGGCAGCATATAATAAATTTCTAGATTTCTCAGAGCAACTTATCAAAGGCGTACACGACTGGGACGCGCATGTGTTCAAGGTTGCGCTTACCAACGTACTACCTGTAAATACGCAGGTATCACTTGATACCGTCACTGCACACGCCGCCCCTGCTGCGGCGAATGGGTACTCGGCAGGCGGCACCGCCACGACGATCGCAGTCAGTGAGGCGGCTGGCACCACGACGGTTACAGGCACGCAGGTAGTGTTTACAGCGACAGCTGGCGGCATTGGCCCGTTTAGATACGCCATCGTATATAACGACACGGCAACTTCACCTGCTGATGCGCTGGTATGTTGGTTTGACTATGGGGCGGCAACAACGCTAGCTGTGAACGAAACATTGACTGTTAAATTTAATGACGCTAGCCCCGGCGCGATCTTAACCTTGGCGTAATGGAGTAAAGCATGGCTCTTATCATTGCCGACCGCATACTAGAAACGTCAACCACGACAGGCACTGGCGCGCTCACGCTCGCGGGGGCCAAGACTGGTTTTCGCACATTCGCCTCAGTATGCTCCGTTAGTGATATGTGCTTTTACGCTATCCAAGCAGAAGATGTTTCTGGTATCGCTACTGGGCAGTGGGAGGCTGGGCTCGGCACATATTCAAGCGCAAACACGCTTACGCGCACAACCGTGTACGCATCCAGCACAGGCACAGCGGTATCGTTCTCGGCTGGAACGAAAGCCGTATGGCTTGATGTAACTGCGGCGCAGACTACGATGATGTGGGATATGGCTAACAATTCACTGCCATTTCAGGGAGGCACGCTGACTGGTAGTTTGAATTTTTCTGGTGTTGGAGCAAGAATTACTGGTGATTTTAGTAACGCCACTGGTGCTCTAAGAACCTCGTTCCAGTCGAACGTAGTTAATGGAACAACCTTGCCTTACATAATCCCAAATGGAACCGGAACAACCGCAGGTATTGTTGCCACAAATTCTTCTGACCCCACTAATTGCTCATTCGGCGCTTTCTTAACAAATGGCGCGACTGATGTTCGCATCCAGTCAGGCGCATTTGGCACAGGCACTAACCTTCCATTAGCCTTTATCACAAGTGGTTTAGAGAGACTACGGGTTGGAGAGAACGGCGCATTGGCAACTGCCGTTAGTGAAGCAGGTTTGTACACTGGTAGAGGAGTCCTGACGGATATATATGGGTATGGCGGTATTAAATTTTATGATGAAACAAGCGGCAATTTAGAAATCTACTCCCAAAGAGCAAGTGCCACTTATGGAAATATTAAATTTACCACAACCGCGACGCATCTGGAAAGATTACAAATTGAGTATGGGGGAATAGTACGTCCCGGAGGAAACAATACACAATCGCTTGGGTCTGCGTCTTACCGCTGGTCAACCGTGTACGCAGGCACTGGAACGATTAATACGTCCGACGCGCGAGAAAAGACAAGAGTACGTCCTCTAACCCTTTCTGAAATCGCAGCAGCGAAACAACTTGCAAGCGAAATCGGCGCATTCCAGTTCCTTTCGGCAGTAGCTGATAAAGGCGATTTGGCGCGTGAGCATATTGGTATGACGGTGCAACGAGCCATAGAAATCATGGAATCCCACGGTCTTGACCCATTCAATTATGGGTTCATTTGCTATGACGCATGGGAAAAACAAACCTTAGAACATCCGGATAGCTATGAGCAAATTCAAATGCCAGAAACTGAAACAGAGCCAGCTCGAACAGGGAACGGTGCCTTAATTAAGGCTGCTTGGACAGAAACGCTTCTTGAAGCGGGTGATCGCTATAGTTTTAGATCAGATGAATTACTGTTATTTGTTGCGCGTGGATTTGAAGCAAGACTTGCTGCATTGGAGGCAAGGCCATGAGCTTCATTCTCAAATGGCTCACCTTCGCTGTCGTCCTGCTTGTATGGGGATTTGCCACCCTCCTTTCCACGCTGATCTATATTCCCTCCCTACTTGTCATCGGCTGGATACTCGCCGCTTTCTGCGACGAAGATGGCAACCTGATCTACGGACGCAAGCTATGGCAGACCTTCGATGCGTCTTGTGATGAAGGGCGTAACTGTCGTCAACGTGAGCTTGCTGCTGGACTAGGTGGTGATACATGGACAGCCTTCAATGCCTTCCCGCTAACCGCTTGGGAAGATTATAAAAACCGCGCATTATGGCTTTTCCGTAACTCCTGCTACGGCTGGTCTTACTACGTTTTCGGTATCCCTTGGGTGAAAGCCGACTGGACGATTCATACCTACGAGGACACACCAGAGCGCACCTTCTTCTTTGCCACTTCTGGCTACGCTTTCAATTTGTACTACCACGGCAGATGGGGTATGTATAAGCTAGGCTGGAAAGCTTGGAATGTCCATACAGTAGTTGCTGGTATAGCTATATTCACTGATAATGCCGGCATGGGCGGGTTAGGTAGAATCCCATTGGTTATCTCGGCAAATCCTTTCAAGAGGAAATAAAAAGTGCTAGGTTTACGCCCCTTATCAGCAAGCCCTATACGCGCCATTGTACGGCAGCTGTCGGTATCGCTTGAGGCCGGCGCGTATGTAGTTTCTGGGACGTCTAGTACGGCAGTAAAAGCTAGAATAGTTTCTACTAATGCGGGTGTATATGCAGTAACGGGTGTCCAGAACTCGTTAGTGCGAACTAGAATTCTAACTACAGTGGTTGGGTCGTATACCGCCACAGGTGCCGCAAACACACTTACGCTGGCAAGAAGGCTCCCAACGGTAGTTGGGGGGTACGCCATATCAGGCGCCCAAAACTCATTCACGCGCACACTAGCGCTCGCTACAGCTACGCGGGCATATACCATATCAGGTGCAGGTAGTACAGCTGTGCTAGGTATAGTGCGCACCACTGCCACCGGCGCATATGCAGTTACAGGCGCTCAGAGTTCATTCATACGCTCGCTAGTTCTACCGGCAGCAGTGGGTAGCTACGCAACTGCAGGTGCAACGGCGGGGCTGCGGGTTGAGCATATACTCCGCACGGCTCCACAGGCATACTCTATAGCAGGAGTTTCTGTCGGCGTAACAGTCGGAAGAGTAAGTTCAACTACCGTCGGCACGTATAGTGTAGTAGGTATCCCTTTAGTATTTTTACGTGGAACTGCATTACAAGCATCCGCTGGCATATACGACATTCAAGGCGTACAAGCAACAATGGTGCGCGACTGCCCATTGCCATTAGAAGCGGGCATATATTCTTTTGCTGGATATCCTGTAGGTGTAGCACTCGCAATTTACCCCGCAGGAGTAGAAGCCACAGCGACAGCTGGTGTAGTGGGCGCTGCTGGTAGGTTTGATATAGATGGCGTACTAGCACTGTTCTCGCTGGGCGGAACGCACGTACATGTGCCTTGGTATTCTGCGCAGGACCAGCAGGTCGGTCCGTGGGGTGCAGTTACAGACGCGCAAAGCAATGTATGGAGCGCAGCACAGGATTCTCAGGCAAATGCGTGGGTAGACGTGAATGATTCGCAAGCCGGCGGCTGGACCGCTGCCCCTGAAACCCAATCTGGTTCTTGGAACCAAATAAATACACAATAGAGGACAATTATGGCTTCAGTAATATCTCCACTTCTACGCCTTGAGCTGATGGCTACTGGCGAGAAAAGCTCCACATGGGGCCTTACCACCAACTCTAACCTGAAGAACGTGCTGGAATCGGCCATCGCCGGCATATCTACATTCGCAGTGCCTCACACACTGACAGTGGCAAACAATGCACCAGATGAAGCCCGCAGTGCGATTCTAGTCGCGACCGGAGCCATCGGTAGTGCTCAGAAAATTACAATCCCTGCAGTCAGTAAAGTGTACGTGGTGCGCAATGCGACGACGGGCGGGTTTGCAGTTACGATCGGTACTGCTGCGGGCGACTTAGCCATAGTCCCATACCAAAGCACAATGACAGTGTACTGCGACGGAGCTAATACCTATCCAACCATTGACATGGGGCTAGTAGAAGCTGCAGCTGCTTCGCTCGCCCTTAAAGCCCCTCTAGCCAGCCCGACGTTTACCGGCACGGCTACGTTCTCTGGCACTGTAGCGGGCATCACAAAGACCACAGTAGGACTAGCTAACGTAGATAACACAACGGATGCACTGAAGCCTGTCTCCACTGCGCAGGGGGCAGCCATTGGGCTGAAAGCCAATCTAGCATCGCCGACATTTACCGGCACTCCGAAATCGACCACGCCTGCGCAGTTCGACGGCACTACAAACATTGCTACCATGGAAGCGGTCCAAGAGGCGCTTGGCAGCCTTAGACCAGATGTTGCTTCATACTCCGCAACTAAGACACTGACCGCTGCGGATGTAGGCAAGTCTATTACACTCGGGGGTACCGCAGCATGGACCCTGACTCTACCGTCGGGCGTAAACGCGCCTAGCGGAAGTGCCGTACACCTGTACAAAACAGGCGGTGCTGGTACTGTGACAGTACGGTGTGGCGGGACAGATACCATAATTACATCTAGCGGCGCAACCCCAACCAGTATCGCGCTGGAAAACGGGGCAGACGTTATGTTAGTGAAACATGGCGGGCTGTGGATCATACGGGGTGGGTCTGTCAGGCTTAGATATGCTCCAGATTTCGATAGCACTTTCGCTTCTGCAGCTGGCAGTATGTCATTCCCCAACGGATTCACTATGCAGTGGGGCGTGCATAGGTTCACACATGCAAGTGCTGGTACGCTGAATGCACTCATAACACTAGAGCACCCGCAGTCTATGTTTTTTTACTGTGACGCAAACGTAGAAACATCTACACCCAATGCATACCACGCATCCGCAATTATGCACTCTGCGACTCAGCTAAGAGTGTATTCCTATAACGCTGGGTATGGCGACGTAGATGTGAAGTATTGCGCGTTCGGGATTAAATCTTAAATTACTGCTAAGAATAATGGTGTGGCAGCACACAAATACCTAAAGAGAATTATTATGTCAGCACAAGTAGAATATCAAGTAATACTTAATTGGCTAGGTGGGGCCATCTGTGTTCTTGGTGGATGGTTCCTGAATAACTTAGATCGCAGGTTTCGTGATAATGAAGTCGTGCAAAAGGGGCACGGAGACAAGATTCAGGCTATCGAGTTGCTTGTCGCCGGCGACTACGTGAAACGTGAAGATCATGAGAAATACATGGCCGCTATTTTCAAGAAGCTAGACGCCATCGAGGATAAAGTTGATACCGTCCAAGTGGGGGTAGTAGCAGAGTTAAACGAAGTTAAACTTAAATGCGCAGTCGTACACGGAGGACCTAATGATAACTCCCGCCCAGCTCGTTGAAATTTATGGATGCTCTTATGAGCGTGCGAATCGGTACGCCGGCCCGCTGTCAGCTGCCATGGATAGGTTTGGAATCACATCTATAGCGAGTGTGTGCGCCTTCATCGCGCAGGTGGGGCATGAATCAGGGCGATTGCGGTACAACAAGGAGCTGGCTAGTGGTGCCGCGTATGACACCGGAAGGCTTGCAGAGCGTCTGGGAAACACACCAGAAGCTGACGGCGACGGCCAGCGCTACAAAGGGCGAGGTCCTATACAGATAACGGGTACAGATAATTATATTGCTTGTGGAGCCGCACTTGGGCTAGACTTGATTGCGAATCCTGAACTGCTGGAAACCGCTGAGTATGGCTGCGCTGCTGCTGCGTGGTTCTTCTCTGACCGTGGGTGCATCGAGGCCGCTGACGCCGGCGACTTTAGGAAAGTAACGAAGATCATCAACGGCGGGTACAACGGTATGGAGGACAGGGAAGAGCTGTTCGCCAACGCACAGGAAGTATTAGGAGGATGATATGACTAAGGCTGAGTTGAAAGAATATGTCATTGCGCGTCTGACTGAGGCTAGCACATGGCAAGGCATCGGATTCCTTGTGGCGCTGACAGGATGCAAGGCAGGGCTAGGACTAGACTGGGGGCAGGCTGCTGGGCTGGGTGGCATCTTATCTGCGGTGCTGAAAATGATGTTCCCTGATGCACGACCAGAATCGGAGAAACCCAATGTTGAATCTACTTAACCCCGGAACATGGCTCGTCGCTATACTGGCGCTCGCAGTATCTTTCGGTGCCGGCTGGATGGAGAAGGGCAAGCGTGTAGAGGCGGAAAAGGCCGTTGCGGCGAGTATAGCGAAGGACGAGGCGTTATCGAAGGAGCGGCAGGCGCGCGACGCGGTGCAGGCTACGGCAGCTGGGTATCAACTTAAACTCGCAGAAAACCAGAAGAGGTCAGATGATGAAATGTCTAAACTTAGAAAAAAACTTGCAGCTATGCCTGTGTGCGCTGTGTCTGGTGATACTGTCGGGATGCTCTACCCCATGGGTGCAGTCAGCCTGCCCGGAAGTACCCCCGCTGGACTCCGCACTAGCAGCTTCCCCGCGTATGCTGATTCTACCTGTGCAGCTCAACTCGAGCTTGCCGCCCGCAACTACAGAGAAGTCTGCATCCCAAACGCCGAGCAATTGATAGGCGTGCAGAAAGCGTACTCCGACGTACAGCAGCTGTTTAAAACTAAGAAGTAGCTTATTTGACAGGGTGTGTAGGTGATGGTACTATCCGCACCATGAAACGTACAAACCTACACCTACCTCAGCAGCAGCTAGACGCACTTGATGCACTGGCCCAGAAACTCGGTATTTGCCGCGCAGAATTGATCCGCAAAGCGATACAAGATTTTCTTGACCAGCGTTAAAACTTGCGCTATTTGTTGTTCTAGTGTAAATTAGCCTCACCGAAAGGCTGCATCACTACCTCGGGCGCTTATAAAACTGTCTCAACTACTCATAACAGACATGGCGCTCCAGAAACTAGACATTAAACCCGGGGTTTTCAGGAACAATACCAATTACGCATCGGAGGGTAGATACTACTCCTGCGATAAGGTACGCTTCCGCGCGGGTGTCCCAGAGAAGATTGGTGGATGGGCTAAGAGTAGTGAGGGCACTTATGTTGGAGTCTGCCGAGCATTGTATGGCTGGACCATGCTTTCTGGTATACCTCTCGTTGCGCTCGGAACTACCAAGAAATACTATATAGATGATAGTGGCACGCTCAGTGATATTACACCAGTCCAGCGCACTGCCACTCTAACAAATGCCGCGCTGTCAGTTACGGCGGATAGCCCAACTCTACGCATCGCAGATACCCACACGGCAGGTCTGGGTGACTATGTAACTATATCAGGCGCTATTGGGTTTGGTGGAGTAGCCGCAGCGGAGATAAATAAAGAGCACATAATTACTGCGGTCGATGCATCCTATGTCGAAGTAACGCTGGCAGTAAACGCGACTTCCACGGCAACGGGCGGAGCGGGTGCTATCTCAGTAGCATATCAGCTCAACATAGCGCCTGATACGGGCACATACGGGTACGGCTGGGGGGCAGGCATATGGGGGCACGAAACTTGGGGCTCTGCTGCTTCTGTTGGAATACCGTCGCAACCTCGGCTGTGGGCACAAACATCATTTGGCGAAATACATGTGTTCGCTCCAGTTGGTGGCGCTATCTACTACCACACAGGGTCAAATCTGGCAACGAGGGCCCTGCCGCTTACAGGTATGGCTGGTGCAAGTGATGTTCCGTTGATGTGCACTGATCTGATTATGTCTCGCGCCGATAGGCACCTGATTGCTTTCGGATGCAATACCATAGGCGCCACCGCACAGGACCCGCTGCTAATTCGTTGGTGTGAGACAGAAGATTTGGCGAACTGGACCCCGACACAGACTAATGCCGCTGGCGATCTACGCGTCGGTGCGGGCAACGCCATCATCTGTGCAGTAAGTGTGAAGCAAGAGATTCTGGTGTTCACTGACGGCTCGCTCCATTCAATGCAGTACGTCGGCGCCCCATATACCTATGGCATCACGCCAGTAGGAGATAACATTTCCATCGCTTCAAAGAACGCAGTAGCCACGGCAAATAGCATAGTCTACTGGATGGGAGTGGACAAGTTTTACGCCTACTCTGGCTCTGTCAACACACTCCCATGTGACCTGCAAGAATATGTGTTTTCAGACATAAACACAGAGCAATTAAGTCAAGTATGCGCTGGCACTAACGAGGGGTTCAGTGAAATCTGGTGGCACTACCCCTCAAAAGATAGCCAAGAAGTCGATCGGTATGTCGTATTCAATTACCAAGAGCAGTGCTGGTACTACGGCACTATGGGGCGTACCGCATGGCTAGATAACCCAAGCCGTAGGTATCCCGTCGCTGCAGCAAATGGATACTTATATAACCATGAGTTCGGTGTAGATGATGACTACTTTGCGCCAATCAACGCGTACATCGAGACGGCTGATTTTGATATTGGTGAGGGCGATCGGTTTGCGTTTGTACGCCGCATCCTGCCGGATGTGAATTTCAACGGGTCTGATGCTGTAGCTCCCCAAGTGACAATGACAATTACGCCGAGGAACACCCCCGGCAGCGCGTACGCCGACAATAATGCAAAGCCTGTTACGTCTACCAACTTGGACATTACACAGTACACAGAGCAGTGCCATGTACGCCTGCGCGGGCGCCAGATGAAGTTCCGCATTGAGAGCAACCAGATCGGCTGCCAGTGGCGGCTTGGGCATACCAGAGTTGACATTCAGACGGACGGTGCCAAATGACAATACCAGCACTTCTCCCTAATATCCCCTCACCGCCAGCGGAGTATAGCAAGGCGTATATGGAGTCTGTCATACAGGCACTCATGCTGCATCTGAGAACTATGAACGCAATCGGGAACATCACAGTGGCGGGTGCCGTGATGACTGCGCTACCAACAAGTGCCGCAGGCTTGCCGGTCGGTACGCTCTGGAATGATGCAGGTACAGTGAAAGTGACATTGCCATGAGTGCCGTAGCCCTGACAGATGGACAGAAGAAGCTGATGGCGCTGGAAGCGCAGATGGCTGCATTGCCACAGCATGTGTTCCCTACTCGCCACTTCCAAGCAAATGGCTTGTATGCCCGTGAAATCGTGATTGCCAAAGGCGTGCTTCTGACGGGGAAAATCCACAAGTTCAGCCAGATCAATACAATTTCGCAGGGTGACATTTCTGTCATGACTGAGGATGGGATAAAAAGACTGCAAGCACCATGTACCTTCGTCTCACCAGCAGGAATTAAGCGTGCAGGGTACGCACATGAAGACACGATCTGGACTACCTATTGCGGTACAGAAGAGACAGATTTAGAAAAACTTGACGACGCTCTTACCGTAACAACATTTGAAGCATATATAGAATTCTGCGCACCAAAGCAGATCGAAGGAGAATAGTATGGCATTCGTATTTTCAGGAATTTTCGCAGGTACAGCCGCCGCCGGAGCGCTAACCTCTGCCGCAGCGATCGAAGCTGCACTGGCCGCCGGGACTATTACCGCTGTTGAAGCTGCAGCCGCTACCGCAGCCCTTGGAACAACTGCCGCAGCCGGTGCAGGTGCATTAGGTACAGCTGCAGCCACAGGAGAAGCGGCAGCAGGTATTGGCGGGATGCTCGAAGGCGGCGCTGGAGTTGGTGCTATAACTGAAGGCGGTATTGGTGCACTAGCCCCAGAAGTTGGGGGTGGTTTCTTAACTGATGCTGCCGCCACAGGTGGCGGAGACTTGGCACTTACACAGGCAGCAACTCCCGGGGAGTATTTGTTATCTGGTGGCGGAGCAGAGACAGGCGGTATGACGGGCGAGATTGTTCCCGCAGCATCACAGTCAGCCCCCACACTTGCAAACAGCGCACCACTCCAAACGATAGGCGAAGGCGCAGGTGAAGTCGGTGGGCTGGGCTCGAACACAGGCATTATGCAAACCGTCGGTGAGGGGGCAGGTGAAGTTGGCGGACTAGGCTCTGGCACACAGAGCGCGGCGGGGAAAACACTTGGCGAAAAATGGGCAGCAATGACCTTAAAAGAGCAGATGCAGACAGGCATGCTTGGCGGCTCTGTTGCGCTTATGGGCCTTGGTGCACTGACCAAAAAAGATGATAAGAAGCGTGCACATGCAAAGCCGTATAACAGGCAGTTCGACCCAAGCATGGGCATTTACCCTAGCATGTCTGGGCAGGGGCTGGGGTTCGCTAAGGGCGGCATTGCATCACTGCCTGCTCCGGGGATGGACGCGTACGCAGCAAAAAAGGTAGCCACGATACGTCAGCGGTATCGTTCAAAGGCCGACGCAATCGCTGAGCTTAACGACCCGAACAGTGTGGTTGTGCAAGCAGGTATCAATTCTGCAGACGACCCACTATTGCAGCAGGCTTTCGGGTACACGTCCAGACAAGGAAAACAAGTTGAAAAAGGTCCACAGTACATGGCTGGTGGTGGCATGGCTGGTGATGGCATGTCAGACAGTATCCCCGCTACAATCGAGGGGCGCGCCCCAGCAAGACTCGCTGCGAACGAATACGTCGTACCCGCAGATGTGGTCAGCCACCTTGGCAATGGGTCCTCAGACGCAGGTGCACAGCAGATGAATAGCATGGTCGCCCGCATCAGGAAGGCCCGCACCGGCACCACGAAGCAAGCACCGAAAGTCAGCCCGAAAAGGTTTATGCCTGCATGAAACTCTACGCCATTCCACATGACAAGCTTTTAGTCGTGTTTCTCGAAATCGCACAATGGATGCCGAAGGCGGCTTCATGGCAAAGTTTCGACCGTGAGAATGGTGGATATAGGGCTGAGCATGTAGCTGCAGAAATATTTTCAGGTGAAGTATTACTGTGGGTTTTATTGGAAGAAGACACTGAGAAAGTTCTTGGCTTTCTTACGACAAAGATAGTACAGCGCTCAGCAGGCAAATGCCTGAATGTTGTGCACTGCGCAGGTGAAGAAGGCTGGTTAGAAGCCTGCATGGATATGGTGTTTGAAACCTTCGAATCATTCGCGCGGGACGCCGGATGCGTAGGGATTGATTTTTTAGGGCGCCCCGGGTGGGCGCCGTTTGTGAAACAGCGCGGGTATAGCAAGACACCGCATGTGAATTACTACAAAGCGATTTAAGGAGAATATTATGGGCGGCGGCGGATCAACAACCTCTACCAGCTACACCTCGAGCCTGCCAGAGTACGCAGAGCCGTATTTCATCAACATGATGGACCGCGCCGAGAATGCGTCATTGCAGCCTTACGCTGCCTATCAGGGCGACCGTACTGCGAACACCACAGCAGCCCAGCAGAGCGCCTACAACCAGATTGGCGGCCTACAGGAGCCCGAACAGTTAGGACAGGCCACAGGGCTCACACAGGCAGCCACAGCTGCCTCTCTAGCTGGTACTGGCAGTTATCAGAGCCAAGACGTCAACTCGACGTACGACCCTGAGCAGTTCGGTGCGCAGCAGGCAGCGCAGTACATGAGCCCGTACCAGCAGAATGTGACTGACTCGGCCATCGCTAAAGCCCAGAATATGTACATGACTGAGCGTAACGGGCGCGACGCCAATGCAGCGAAAGTTGGTGCGTTTGGTGGCAGTCGTCAAGGGTTGATGGAGAGCGCAGCGCTGAACAACTTCAATACTCAGGCATCTGATCTACAGTACAAGGGCATGCAGGATTCTTACACGAACGCACAGCAGCAGTTCGGTGCAGACCGTACCGCCCAGCAAAACGCCGCACAGATGCAGCTGGCCGCAGACACATCCAACCAGAGCGCAGACGCACAAGCAGCCCAGATTCGCCAGTCAGGCTACAGCGCCGCACTACAGGGCGCGAACCAGCTTGGAACTCTCGGAGCGACGGAACAGCAGATGGCACTTGAGCGTGCTAATGCCCTGAACACGGTGGGCAAAGAGCAGCAGGCGACGACGCAGAAAGACCTTGACCAGCAGTACGCTGACTTCACAAATGCCCGCGACGCCGAGCGCAACAACCTGACTTTCTACTCAGGCATCCTGCGCGGTACAAACGGTGTACTCGGCCAAGATTCGACGACCTCGGCACCATCGCCAAGCATGGCATCGCAATTAGGTGGTCTGGGCATTGCAGGCGCAGGCTTGTACGGCACAGCTACTAAGTAAGGGGAATAAAAATGAATCCAATGAAGGCGTACGAAGTAGCCAAGTCCATGCCACAAGAGCAGCTTCTGGCGGCAATGAAGGGCAAGCTCCCCGAGGTGCCAGCGTATATCGCAGCATCTGTCATGCAGGAGCAAAAGAAAATCAGGGATTCAGCCCAGAGTCAACCCCCCGCTGACACGCGAACAGTCATGCAGGAGCTGGAGGAAGGAGCCCAGCCACAACCAACTGGTATCGCAGCACTCCCGCAAATGGCCCAAGGTGGTGAAGAAGTTCCTGAAGGCGGGATCGTAGGCTACGCTGCTGGTGGACAAGTATCTAATGGCAACCCCACGCCTGAAATCAGAGAGCAGATGAAAAACGACAAGAGCGAAAAACTCATGTCTGACTACGCCGAGTACAAAGCGAACGGTGGCACGCTGCCGTTGGAAGAATATGCACGCCAACCAAAGGGCTACGCCGAAGGCGGCATGGTGGATGATGATCCTGTCGGTGATATTGACGATCTTGAGCGTGAGTACGCCGAGTACGCAGCAATGCAGGGATTCACCGCACCAGAACAAGCTTCTGCCGCATATACCGCAGCGCCAAGCACAGGGCAAAAGCCTAGTGGCATAGGCACGCTCGCGGACCGCAACAACAACCCGGGCAATATCCGCGACAACGGAAAAACCAAATGGAACGGACAAGTCGGCAGTGAGAAAGGATTTGTTAAATTCGAGTCTCCTGAGCACGGCAAAGCTGCCATGGAAAAACTGCTTGGCAACTACCAGACCAAGCACGGCAAGGATACTGTTGCCGGCATTATCGGGCGCTGGGCACCTAGTTCGGAGAACAACACTGGGTCGTATATCTCCGCTATCGCTAAGAAACTCGGCGTAGGCCCACACGACAAGATCAATGTACAGGACCCAACAACGCGTAGGATGCTCGCATCGGCTATGGCTACGCATGAAGGCTGGTCACAGGGATATGCCGTAGGCGGGCAGGTAGAAGAGGACATGACTGGATGGTCGCCAGAAGAAATCAAATCGTATAACTTGCGCATGACGCCTGCAATACGGGCTTCCAGAGCATTAGATGCACGATACGATAACGCCACCACGCAAGCGGAACGCATGGCGGTGCAGGCAGAGCGCGCAGCTGCGCAAGCGCCTAGTAACGTCAATGGTGGATACAACACCGCTGCAGTATGGCATCCAGACGTTGATGGAGATACCCGTGGGATTTACCCACAGCAGGATATGGATAATCCGTTTTCTGTACAGCCACTATCAGAGGTAGCCCCTGCAGTAACAACACCTAAAGCCCCCGCTGCGCCCGCTCCAGTAAAACCTGCGCCAGCTCCAGCAGTACAAAAAGCAGCAGACACCGTAGCTACGGCGGGTATTCCGGCAGCTGGTGCAGCGGTCGGCGCGGGATTCGATTACGATAAAGAATACAACACATGGAAAAAACGAGTCAGTGATGAAATCCCGAAGCTCGATCCCAAGTATGCCGCACGCAACGAAAAAGAAATGGCAAGATACGAGCGTGATAGAGCCAGAGAAGACGCTACAATATTTGGCATGAGTAATGCTGACCTTATACGGCTTGGTGCTAAAACTTTGGCTGGCACTAATCCGAACCCCCTAGTGAATTTTGGCGAAGGGCTAGGCGCAATGGCTACAGATAAAACTGCAAGACAGGCGCAGTTAGACAAGCGGGGAGACAATCTGTCCCAACGCGACTTACTGCTTGCACAGGCGGAGCAGGCGCGCGCAGCGGGCAATGTGCAGCTGGCCATGAAGTACACGATGGAAGCCAAGAAATACGATGTGTTCGCACAAAGAGCGCAGAACGCTGGAATATCGTCCGACCGTCAGATGTATTATGAGTGGAAGAAGACCAACCCTAACGGTACAATAGAAGAGTTTTATCAAGGCATAAATGGAGCGAAGAACTCCGCTAAAGAACAAGCAAAAGCAGATGAACTATTCGCTAAAGATAAAGACTGGAAACTAATGAATCCGAAGGGGACTAAATTAGACTGGATGAAAGTGAATTTCCCACATCTAGTCCCAGAAGCTGCGGCGGCAGGCGGAAAAGGGTACTCGCTGACCGAGGCCGGTGGTAAGATAACGGCACAACAATAAGGGGCGAACATGTCATACAGAGTTACGTTACCGAACGGAGATTTTGTCGATGTAGATGACTCTGTATCGCATGAAGAGTCACGCGCGCAGATCATGCAGGCGTTCCCCGAGCAGTTCCCCAAGGCTGGTGGGTTCGTCAACAACGCTAAAGCTGGTGCGGCGGCTGGGCTCGGTTCGCTTCTTCGCGCTGGGTCTGAAGCGCTGGATGGGTTCGAAGGTGACTCTGGTGCCGCTGACTGGCTGAAAAAGAAAAGCAAGGACGCGCACAACTACGCCAACTCAACTTTTGTCGCGACGCCAGAAAGCGCTGAAGGCTTCGGCAATATGTTCAACCGCAATATCGCGGAGCCTATCGGCGGTATGGTCGGTGCGTTCGCCCCTACAATGCTCGCCGCTGCGGGTGCTACTGCACTTGCCGGCCCTGTCGCGGGCGCTGCCACCTTCATGCTCCCTCGCATCGGTACAAACTACGGCCAGAACGTCGAGTACAACGAAGCCAAAGGCATCGAGAATGATGTAGGCGGGAACCTCGCATCTGCAGTCGGCATGTCTATTCTTGAGCGTTTCGGTGTCGGACGTATTGTGAATGGTCCTATGGGCGCCGTCGGCCTGCGCACTGCGCAGCGCGTAGCTTCTACCGAGCTGGCTCCGCTTGTACAAGCAGGTAAATTATCTGTAGAAGAAGCCACAGCGCAATTGCCTAGCCTGCTGAAAAACGCTGGTGTGCACATCGTAGAAAACGCTGGGTCTAATGCCGTCATGATGGGCGGTATCTCCGCACTCCAGCGCGCGCAGGCCGGTGAGTCACTGACTGATGGCGAAGCCATGACGCGCTACGGTCACGACCTGAAGATGGCAGCTACGCTGGCACCGGTGTTTGGTCCACTGCATGCGGGGCGCAGGGGTGCTAAGGGTGAGCTGGAGAAAGGTGCAGAGGGCTTCCGTAAGAATTTTGCAGGCCCAGACGAGGGATACAAAGAGCCGTATAGGCAGAAGATGGCCGACGAGTCGGCACAGCGCGAAGCCGAGTATGCACCGTATCTTGATGAAGTTGAAGCCGCTCGCGCTGCTAGCGAAGGCTCCGTCGCAATGCCTCCAACACGGGCTGAGCGCATGGCAGCATTTAATGCCGAGCAACTGGCCCTATCAGAAAAAGCTGCCAGAGGTGTAGTAGGCGACCATACGCCGTTCGAAGCAAACAGTCAGTGGACTAGGGCTGAAGATGCCAAGGCTGCGTTTTCAGAAGCTACGCCAGACCTGATCGGACAGTACCGCCCCGGGGAGAAAACACTACCTGCACCGACGGAGAACCTTGAGCCGATTATCGACCCACAGAATCCTAAGACGGGGAAAGTGGTTGGATATAAGCCAGCGGAAACACCGCGCCCAGACTTCGCACTTGAGCCATCGAACAAGCAGGTGCAGGGTGAAATGTTCTCGACGGTGCCAGAGCAGGGGCTAGTATCTAGGACTGCTGGTAATGGGCTGCTCGATTTCGCAAAGATAACGAAAGCAGATGATTTCAAAGGTGTAGTAGCGCCGCAAACGCGCGCAAAACTAGCTGGGCTCAACGAGTCGAAGTCTGCTGATGTGCAGAAAATCATCGACACACTGCGCGCATACAAAAATATAATTAAGCGAAAAGATGGCAACACTGAAGAGTGGATGTTAAGAAATCAAACCGTAGACGAAAGAATAAATTTCTACGAGCAGAGGCTCAACGATATAACCAGAAACGAGACACAGCTGGAAATGCTGTCTACCGCCGTGCGCGGTGAAGGCCGTGAGCTGTTCGATGCGACTGATGGTAGCGGCACTACGAAGGCAGACCCATATCCACGTGCAGCAAGTGAAGGTGCACCGCGCGGAACAGGCAGAGAATTATTTACAGCAGCCCCTGAAGCATTGGCGAAGACACTTACACCGGAGGGTAAAAATGAGCAAAGACCTGAAGCTAACGTCCAAGCAGCTGGAGTCGGTGTGGGAGAGCGAGATATTCGACCAACCGCTGCCCCGGAACGTACGACACCTAACACCCTCACAGATATCGCAAGCACTGGACCTGCTGGAGACAATCTACGAGCAACAGAAAAACGCAATAATGCACTGACACCCAACACCATCGCGGGGTTAGCAGAAGCTACCGTAGATGCAAATGGACCGCGCCGTGCAGAAGGTAAGGCTGCTCCGGTAGAGCCTTTTATAGCTGCAAGTGAAGCAGATCGACTATTAAAGCAGGCGGGCATCAAAAACGAGAAGGCACTTGAGGATGGTATGGCGGCCTCGGCGGTTACTCGCGACGGCGAGGAAGTGTTCAGTAGGGCAAAGCTGGAAGCCCATATAGAAGCGCAGAAGCCTACAACAAATGCGTTTACTACTCGCACGTTAGGCGAAGATTTTATTGCCGCCGCCAAGGAAAGAGCGCGGGAGAATGAAAAAGATGATCCCCGCCAGTATGCAGAAGCCAAGCCAGCTGAAGGCCAGCTGCACCCTGAAGTCGCGGTAGCCGTTGGTAGCAAGAAAGGCTTGAACCATACACTCGATGCGATTATCGCGACAGAGCAAGACCCGTTTCTACGCGAAGTGGCGAAGGCGTTGCGCGCGCTCGGGCTGGAGACGAAGCTTAGTGCAGAGCATCTTGGCGAGAACAAGCCGGGAAGTTTCCACGAAGGCGCCGACCGTATCGCGATCAACCCAGCATATGCCGACACCCGTACGATTCTGCATGAAGGTGTGCACGCTGCTACGGCGTGGGCGATCAGTAACCCTGCCAAACTTAACAACCATCAGCGCGCAGCGATACAGAACCTGAAGCAGATTTTTGCACAGTTGAAGCAGGAGAACCCTGAGCTGGCCAAGAAATATGGCTTCAAGAACCTGCATGAATTTGTGGCTGAAGCGTTTACGAACAAAGAGTTTCAGGATGCACTGAAGCAGGAGCGTGGTATCAAGGCTGAGCGCGGTGCGTTTACCAAAATGTGGGACTCGTTCGTGCAGACCATCAGCAAATTGCTGGGTGTGAAAGAAGGCACCGCGCTGCATGAAGTGCTGGATGCCGGTACGCAGCTGTTCGATCGCCGTCGCGGCGAGCATGAAGTGCAGGTGCACTACGCGGAAGCACGACCAGCTACAGTTGGTGAAGTAGAGCGTGTAGGCGCGACGCCAGAGCGCGCAAGGGGAGTTATCGGCGTAACAGCGGACTTTGTAAAAGGTATCGCACACGACGCGGCTAGCGCATTTGATGGGGTGCCACAGGCGCAGATGCGGTCTGCCCTTGGTAAGTGGCTGAGCGATAAAATCTACAACATAGAGCAACGGCTAGGTGACAGACAGGTAGGGCGCACGCGATATATGCCTACCTCTGGCTACGTTACTGATGCCGCCGGCACTAAGTGGAATGCTGCTGCTTGGGAAATCAAGGATGGTAAGGCAGCACCAAGCGCACGCTCGCTTGTGCAGGCCCAAGAATATGGCGTAGGTGTTGCAGAAGCCGCGCTGGCATACGGCAAGGTTGCGTTGAGTAAGGAAGGGATTTTCACGGCCCAGAACGACGCCAACAACCTGCATGCACTCAATGACGCTGCGTGGACAGTCAAGATCGAAGGCGTAACGAACCCGCTGCGGCTGGTCAATTCTATCCTCACACAGTTTTCCCAGATGGAGCATGAGCAGAACCGCTCTAAAATACGCGACGCTGCCCAGAGATTCATAGATGAAGGCAAAGCAGATATCGAGCGCTCTAAGTTGCTGGAAGGCGAAGCCTTGTTTGCCGTACGCACGCAGGGTAAGCGCTCTGTAGCAAAGGGTGAGCAGATGCTTGAGGACTCACCTGAGTACACCCGCCCAGCTGGCATGACGGACGCCACGCTGGAAAAAGCAAAAGAAATGGTTGCAAGCTCACCAGAACTGCAGAAAGTTCTGGAGATAAATCGCGGTATGAACATGAACACCATCCAGCTGTTGCAAGAAGGTGGGGTTATCTCCAAAGAAACTGCGGACCTGTGGCGTGAAAACCAGTATTACAGCCCGATGTTCCGCGTGCGTGAGGACAAGGCACTGAACGAAGCGTTCATGCGCTCCACTGGCAATACCGCCATGAAGAAATTCAAGGGTTCGGAGCGTGAGGTAGATGTTATGTCTAACCATGTGACCCAGCTGGTGTGGGCTGCAGATGCCGCTGTGCGTAACCAAGCCCAGAAAGCATCAGTTGACTTCTTCATGCGCGACCCGAAAATGGCAGAAGAAATAGGCATGCAGCGGGTGCACTCAGCACAGGGAGATAAAACCATCAGCGTACGAGTCAACGGCGAGCAGCAGTTCTATCATGTCGAGGATATCAACGCCTACAAGTCATTCGCTGATGTGCGCGCGGTGCTGCCGGGGTTCATGAAGCCTTTTGAAATAGCAACACACATGTTCCGTGAAGCGATCATGTTATCGCCCGGGGCCCAGATACGTAATATTACCCGTGACCCGATGGAAGCGTGGGCTGCTGGGCACACCACTAGAGGGCTCGTAGGTTCATATGGAGAGTCTGCCAAAATCTTGGCTAAAATATTCCCGGATATGAAGACCACGAACATATCGGCGCTGGGTAAAATATCCGAGGCTGGCGTATTTAAGCATGGCATTACCGGTGTACGCGAGTTGACCAAACAGAGCCGTGAATTGGACGAAGTATTGCGCCGCGTAAGGCAAGAAGAGGGTATCGCCAGTGGCGTAGATATTCCACTAGATAAAATGGATGGGCTGCTGGGCCGACTGCACCACAAAATGCAGGATATTACTCGCGCAGTCGAGGTAGCTCCACGCGAAGCGGTGTACCAGAACACACTGAAGCGCACAGGTAGTGAGCATGAAGCGCGTATGGCGGCGATCAACACCATCGATTTCCGGCGCCAAGGCGACTTTACAGGCATCACATACGCCCGTGCACTGATACCGTTCTTCAACTCACAGATTCAAGGTCTGTATAAAATCCACCGTACGCTGGCGCGCGGCGACTCGATGGGTATGTCCGTAGCAGATGCCCGCGTTGCCATGGCAACCAAGATGCTGATGATGGCCGGCGCCGCAACGATGTACCACACAGTCATGTCTGCTACAGACGACGAGTACAAAAATACCCCTATGGACGTGAAGGCAAATAACTTCGTCATACCGACCCCACTAGGGCAGGTAAAAGCTGCGCTGCCGTTTGAATTTGGCGCACTGGCCTACTCTCTCCCACTGCAAATATTAGAAACCGCTAGCGGGCGCCAGAATATGGGCGAGTTCGCTGAGGGGCTGAAGTCACTGACGATGAAGCAGATGCCGAGCATGAGTGTGGCATTCGCGAAACCGATGGTAGAAGCAAGAACAAACTATGACTTCTTCACAGGGCGCAATATCGAGAGTAAGGCGCAGCAGGGCGTAGCGCCGGAGCAGCGTGTGAACAAGGACACTTCTAAGGTTGCGCAGGGTGTGGGTAAAGCGATGGGCTGGTCGCCAGTGCAGATCGATCACGCATTTAATGGCTACTTCGGCTCAATTGGCAAGCACGTCGTTGGAATCGTGGACTCTATAATCGGTGCTGGCGATGGCAGTGCTGATACCCCATGGCGCCGTACACAAGCAGGCAAAGTTTTCTTCACCGACCCAGAGCGCACCAAGCAAACCGACCAGCTGTACAACCTGCACAAGCAGCTCGACGAGTCATTGAATACGCTCAACCTATTCAAGAAAGATTTACGGGGTAAGGAGTATCAGGATTACGGTTCACGCGAGTCAAGCGTTCCGGGGATCACGAATTTCCAAGCGTCGGCGTACGCCAAGCCGGTTGCAGAAGCGATTAAAAATATCTCTAAGATCAGGCAGAATGAATCCATCGTGAGGCATGGTAGTTTATCTGGTGCGGAGAAGCAAGCGGAGCTGGCAAGACTGGCGGCGCAACGAAACAACATCGCTATGCAGCTAGCCGAGCCGTTACGAGCCCACCTTAATCTGGAATCCCAATAAAAAACACCCCCGGGAGCGAGCTCGACCGGGGGCTGGGACTACAGCTTATGGGAGATAAGCGAGTTAATTATAGCATGCATGGAGAAATACACCATACACGCATGCCGCGCACGCCATTTTCTACTACGCCTTTGATGCCTACGCCGCAGCCGGCTTTGTCTGCCGACTCCTGCAAGGCTCGCCTATCGTGCTTCCAGTTTACGCTTGGTATGAAAAACGAGCTGGTGTAGTACATCAGATGCCAATCCAAGGCAATACACCAGCCGTCAAGTTCAATTCGGCTTCGCCGGTCCTTCTCCTTCTTCGGTAGGGGGAATCTCAAGGTGTACGAGGGCATCATCCCATCCTTCAGTGATGTTGAACCAATACGCTCTGCCCGGAGTAGGCGGGAGCGACGTGCCTGCTGCCATACGCTTCGCATCATTCTTGATGTAGTTGCCTGCTTCAAGCTGCCGGTTCAGGTATGCCTCAAGGTGGATGTTGCGCTCACGGCAGAATTTTCTGAACTCCGCTGCCACAATGTACAGCCGCTTGCACCCTGTCTCATACCTAGCCATAAGCGCGCCGCGCGGGATGCACACCGGTGGAGCACTCAGCCCTGTGCGTTCATCTTTCCGCTCGTCCAGAACGAGGATGTTGGTGATGTTGCTGTTGATGAACTCAGCCAGTACGTTAGCGTCGTTCTCGATTATATCAAGTGCCTCATGGCTTGAGCTGCCGCCCAGACCGGTACGCATACGCTCGACATACTGCAGAATCCATGTGCGCATTTTGTCCATGTCATTGTCATGCAGCCCCAACTCACTCGCGATCTGCCCCGCCACGATGGTAGCTGCAAATGCTGCAGACCAGAAACGCTCGCGGCCAGTAAACCGACCATCACGGTCCAGTGACTCCTGCTCAATTGCTACAAGTTTCTTCACGTGTTCCAGATTCTCGACTACGTACTTCATGAAGATAATGCCAGCATGCCCGTAGTTTGTAAGCAGGTGCGGGTACAGCCGGTCAGCTTCGATCTTGGTAAATGCTGTCGGTGGCGGCACGGTCATTTCAATGATGCGGTACTGCTCACCCTGAGTGCCCTGCCCCTGCGCCTGCAGCATTTCAATCATCGCGCCGTTGGACGACGACACAGCGATAGCGCCCCATGTGGTTGTGTTCGCGCGCTCTGTATTCGATGCCGAGTTCATCCGGTTACTGCCGCGCCCCTGCGTTACCGCCATGGCAAACGCCTTCACGCGCTCGACGGGGGCATTGGTCGCTTCGTCAATACAGATCACGATGTTCTTGTGTACGCCCATCCGGTTAATCACTGCTGCCTGTGTATCGTTATAGGAAAGCAGCAGCGCTTTCGGGTCGCCCCAGATGCTCAGCGCAGCCATCTGTGCAGTCGACTTACCGGTGCCGGAGCCTTCACTGACCAAGTTGACCTGTACACCTGACAACCCTGTGAGCGCCAGCAGCGGACTACCGAAACCGCACATAAATGCGAACGCTTGGGTTTCATGGCCGGGGAGTGCATAGGACGAAATGACTTTCTTCCACGCTTCCAGCGAGCCTTCAGTGTCAAAGAATTTTGTCAGTGGCGCAAGGCTCGGCGCCGACGGACTGTACTTAATAGAATTATGCGCTGTGATTTCCTTGTTGCCGATCACAAACGACTTCATATGCTCGCTCCAACCAAATTGAGTTTTTACCATATCAACCTCCAAATCTTTTGCAAGCGTTTCAAACCATCTGCGCACATAGCTTCTCATGTGAAAAATCTCCTTCTCCCAAAGCAGCATGCCGTTCATATTCAGTATGTCCCGCAACCTGTCAGGCGCACTGATATCGGAAGTCGACATGATGAAATCAATTACCCCGTCTTTCGGGTGATGTACACGACACTGCACCATGTAGCCCTCAGACTCCGCGCGCAGGCGGCGTACCATATAAAAATCTCTGTCATATACTTCAATGTCGCCCGCTTCATCGTCCTTCGGGTTCGGCATGAACACACCACCGTCTTTACCCCTGAAGTACGGAGCCGGATATTCAGGTATCGTATATACAACTTTTTCATCTTCAACAACTTTGTTTTGGTCGAGCACAATGTTGTCTGCTGCGGTCGCCTTCGGCGTATACTCACCAATCTGGATAGGTGACGTAATGTTGCCTGACAGCTTGCATCCCTTGCACAAGTCCGGCCAGTTGGCATTGAACGTCGCGCAGGTATACGGCCCAGCGATCAGTTCTGCTTTCCGTATTGTGGCAACAGGGTCATAGTCCTTGTGGTCCTTGGAAATATTCTGTATCCACAGCTCGCTATCTTCACAAAATTTGGCTATCGACAGACCTGCCCGCCAGCGTGGTTCGTCCATCTTTGCGCGGTTTGCATTGATATCCTTTATCTGTGAACAGCCCTTGCCTGTCTCACTACGCTCAAGCACTAGAGAAAACTTTTTAGGTTTTCCGCCGACAATGCTGCGAGTTATGTCATCGATTTCTATGCCGCGCAGGTACTCTGGTATGGCGAACAGTGGGTCGGCTTCCTTTACTTCAGTCTGGATTTCCTTCGCCACCTTGCCGTACGATGCATCTAATGCGCCTAGAATTTCCTTCTGAGAAAATATAAAAACTTCTCCACGCAGTTTCACCTGCTTCGGGTTGTCTTCGTCCTTCAGGTTCAGCGTGCCGGGAATCCGTAAGATGCGGGCCAGATCGCTGGTCGTGGTCGGGTCTGCATACAGCTTGTGGGTATTACACAACACTTTCAGTTTCTCAGACGCGATCTTGGCCGGCGCCGGTTCCATTGCCGAGTCCATAATCCAGTAAGCATGCACGCCGTTGCCGCTATCGACCGTGACGGGCACAGGCATACCTGTGGTTTTACAGAAAGCCAGCAAGCCCTCCATCGCTTCTATTTTCGTTTTGTACTCTTTGTTCTCGCCCGAATCGATATCCAGTTTCAACGTCTTGACGGAAAATACATTGTCCGCCTTGCGGTTGTCCATATTCTTCAGCGAAGAGGTGCAAAAGTAAGGATTTAGGCCCGATTCACCCAAGCTTACTGCCTCTGCAATAGCCCCATCGATATCTCCGGGCTCGAAGAATTTCTGTATTGGTTGTCGTTTAGGCCGTAGCCCAACTACACACATGTGCCCATCGGGGTCAAGCGCCGCCGACAGCAACTGCCGTGCTGCTTCCATATGCGTGCCCCTTAAAGATAGCTGACTGATTGCAGCTGGGCTCGCTGTTCTGCTGCGGCGCGCAGACGATCATGCTTGTCGCGCATCCGATAAAAAAGTTCCTTCTGTACTGCCGGCCAGTCTTGAAACGCCCCCGTGACATAGACTTGTTGTACAAGTTCTTCATCCGTTAAATGACTTAACTCTGTTTGCATGGTAGTCCTTCTTTTTGTTTGTTATCCAGCCAACGATTTGTATAGTGCCTCGATCTTGTCGAGAACTTCTTTTTTTGGTTTGTACTCGCCGTCGAGATATCCATACAGCGCCGCACGGGTGATGCCGACTTTCTCTGCCGCTTCTACCACTGGAATGTTATTTTGGATGCACCGCTCAACGAGCAGGAATACTGGATTGGTCGGGTCTTGTTGGAGTGCAGCTTCAACCCGTTTGACCAGCATATACGAAAAACCCTTAGCCATATATACCTTTCGAAAAAAAGTGGGCCGAAGCCCACTTTGTCAAACATTAAAATTACTCGTCGTCCCAAGCAGCCATAACATCGGCTGCGGATTTCGGAGCACTAACTGCGGGCTTGGCATCCTTACGGACCACTGCTACTTCCACGACCTCGGTAACTTCTACCACTTCAACCACGTCTTCTGCTACGGAAGCAGGTGCTGGCTTAGGCGCTGGTGCCTTCGGCGCTGATGTTTTTACTGCTGGCTTAGCCATTGCTACTGCTTGTACCGGCTTTGCCTCGACCGATGCTTTGGCGTCAGACTCTTCTTTGATGAAGAAGTCATGCTTGATGGCTTCCTGCGCTTCGTACGTCTGGCCTTGCTCGGTACACTGTGCATACTCTTCTGCGGTCAACGGACGCACTGCGCGGAAGAAGATTTTAGGCGTAGCGGAGTTGGTGTCGAACTCCATTTCAGTGACTACAGCCGTCAGGTTGATGCGGTGTGCCGCGAGTTGCTTGGCGTACGCCTGCAGTGGCATGTCATTACCTTCTGCCTTACCGAACAGCGACTGTGCGGGGATAGACAGCTTGTACACGCTACCGCCGAAATCGTTGTCCAGCACGACTGCCAGATTGCGGCTGAACCGGCATGCGCGCGATGTGCCTTGGCCAGACCCAGCGATATTCTGCGGGCAGGTAGCGCACTTCGATGCCTGTGGGTTCGGCGCTTTTTCGTCTGGCGTCACATCATCACTCGACCAGCACTCAGGAGAAGCATTCTCGCCTTCGACGTAGGCACCAGCATACCAAGTACGCTGCGTGTGTGGCGACGCAGCAACAATAACCACGTTCATCTTGCGGTCGGTGTTCTTGGACACTTCCTCATTAC